CCCATTTTATTTCGAACTTTAGTAGGAAGTTTTCCTAAAGATTTTTTCTTATCTGCAGGAACTTCTTTTAACATTCCACCTTTAGCTTTAGCTACTCTTGGATTTGTTGTTTGTTTGTTATATCTTGGATTTGCCATAATATTCTCCTTATTTATTTTTTGTTCATATTTATCACATCTGTAGCCTTAAGTCCATATATGGCTGCAACTACTGAAACCCAAAGGCCCACTATCCACCAGGGCATTTCTTGTAATTTTTGAAAGTATAAATCAATCTTTTCTTGCATTTTTTCATCTTCTGCAAATACAGAATATGCTAACAAAAACAGAGGCGAAGAAATTGTTAAAAGTACAAATTCATCCTTCCAGTCTGATTTTTGATTTTCTGCAATTTTACCAGAAAACTCAATTTCTCCACGTTTCATTTTTTCAATGTGAAGTAATTTAGCTTCTGACATTGCAACGTCAGCTGCTTTTTTGTTTTTGTATATTTCAAGTCCAGATTTTAGACCTTGACCCAACAAACCCCAAGGAATCATACTAATACCAAGTTGCTTTTTGTTTTCTTGCCTTACCTGTACCTTTGACAGTTGTCTTGTCTCCAGTAGCAATGTAGTTTTTTCCTCTAATGCTAGTTTCGCTTCTTGGATCTACGATAAGATTTTCAGAAGGTATTTGAACAGGTTTAGATTTTTTATAATTCATCATAATTAACTCCTTTTTTTAATACTTTAACCTTTTTTTGTAATTTTGTCATCTTTTTCATTACTTTCCTCCTCTATTTCTCATTGAATTAGACATTATTTGTTTTGTAAGTGAAGTTTCAGCTCTTAATTCTGCTAAATCTTCATTTTGATCCATTTTATCTTCAGCAATTTCTCTACTTTGAACTAATTTTGCTCTTTCAAGTTCTACTTTTTTCTCCATTTCCTCTTTTTTACGTTCATTTTCCATTGCTCGTAAGTCAACTTCCCTTGATTTTAATTTTAATAGAGGATCAGAGTCAAATTGTGAAGTAATTTTGTTTTCTTCCTTCATAAATTCTTCAGTCATCTCTGCGATCAACACTGCTTTTCTACCTTCTATCTGTTGAGTGATCTGTTGAAGCTGTTGTTGAATTTGTGGATTCATTTGTGCTTGTTGTTGCATCATCATCATTTGTTGGAATTGTTCATTGAACTCTAATTGAACTTGTTCTTGAGCCATTATTGAGATGTGTTCTAAAATATTTTTTTGTATTCCAGCCATTACCGTTGGATTATTTCTAACCATATTAGTTGACATAAAGTTTAAGTGAGCTGTGATGTGTGCTCTGTGATCTTGACCAGGAAATGCTTGGAAAGGTTTGCCACCTAACGCATCAATGTGTTCTAAAGATGGATCTTTAGGCATTGGTGGAGCAGGCGGTGGTAAAATTTGATCAACATTTTTTACACCGATTGCAGTATACATATCTCTATACACAGCATACAAATTATGTAGTTGTGGATTAGATGTAGCTAACTGTAATTCAGTTTGAGCAAGAGTTATTCTTTGAGTCATTGAAAAAATATTGGGGTCAGCAACTGGAATGATATCAACTCTATCATCAAAGTCAGTTTGTTTAATTTCTTTTGCACCACCAACTACATCATAAGGATAAACTGGTGGTAAATAAGTTTTAATAATTTTAGCAAGTAATTTAAATTCTTTTTTTAATGCGCCATATAATCTTTTATGTATTGCAGACATAACTTTTGATCCTCTTTCAAGAAGAGCAATAGTAGTACCTACAGCAGCATTTTGATTTCCATCTCCAACTTGCATTTCAGTAATTGATGCAAACCTCTGCCCAGCTTGAACTACAATTCCCATTAGCGCTAACAAAGTTTGAGATGGTTCTTTATAAGGTAAAGGGTAGAAAGCATCTCTCAACGATCCACCAGGTGCATCGACGTCTTTAAACTCACCAGGTTGAATCGGAGATGCTTCATCTCTAACCCTTACTCCTCTTTGTTTAAACCCTGCAGGTAAATTAGATAATGTACCAGCATCTAATAATTGACGGAGAGCAGTCGTTGCCGTCCTGCTCAATCCGCCAATCATGTGAATTAATCCAAAACCATAAAATCCTAGTCCTGGCAGAAATTTAAAGTGGACAAAATATTGGATCTTATTTTTCTTTGGATCATTGGGCGCATAGTTCCTTCTTATCGAAAGAACTTTAGTACTACCTTCTTCGATTGTAACGATGTAAGGTAGCTTGATTCCAGTCGGTTCCCCGTCTGGACCAATATCTTCAAAACCTTCTAGATCTAAATTAATGTGACACTCCAGTAATGTATAGACATCACCTGGCTTGCCAGTTTTTTTAGTTCCTTCAAGTTCTCTCTCCTTTTCAGTAACTTTATCTTCTGTTACCGCTGGTGGAGATAATTCTATGTCAGAATAAAATCCTGTGACTTGTTGTTTTCTTAAATCGTTTTCAGAAATTTTAATTGTATGAATGACTGATTCCGCATCGTCTAATGAGGTAGCCGTATACGGAACAATCAAATCATCCGCTGGAACAAACTTAGAAACTGCTCGTCCTAGTAAATCGTCATAATAAACTTTTTTGAATGAAGAACCTGCTAGGGGTAAATGAAATAACATTTGATCAAACTCTGGTTCATATTCTTGCATCTGATCCATAATTTGATAGTTCATGAAGTCTTTGACACGTTGTGCTTGTTGTTCTTTTTGTGGAGTGATTGCTCCTACGATTTGAGTTCTAACAGGACCATCACTTGGTAATAATTCTTTGTAAGCCATTGCTTGAAACTGTGTAACAGCTTCAGCTAGTACAGGGTGCGTGGCCCCTGATGCACCTTGGAAAGGTTCTGTTCTATTTTCATATTTAAATCCTAAAAGATCTAAACCTTCCATGTAAGATTGTTCCCAATCTTTTCTGGACATTTTATAGTCCATGTAATTTTCTTTTAAAACACTTCCTAGTGGATCTAAAACATCTTCAGGTAAGATGTCTGCTAAATTATCAAAATGAGATTCAGTTCCAGGTACATTAACTGCACTTGGATTAAAATTAATTGTTGCTCCACCATCTTCTTCTGGTGTGACTTCTACGGGACCTTTTTCTGTAACTTCCTCTTGAACTTGTACTTCCTCTCCTGCGCCTGGGACTTCTAATTCAGTACGAATTTCATTTGGGAGTGATTTATCGATGTCTGCCATTTAAACTCCTAGTATTGTTTACCATATTTTTTAAGAGAAGCCAAGCCTTGTGAGTTAGGTCCTCTTTTGGGGGGTATTGTTGTTGTTAAATTAGCTAGGCCTCCTGAAGCCGCTGCAAAAGCACTAATAGGTTCAACGCCTCCTAAACTTTTTTGTACATTTTTTTTTCTCTCTAAAGATTCCTGTAAATTTTTCTTTTGAATTTCTTCTCTTATTTTTTGTTCATTATCTAAATCTTTTAGAAATCTTTCGTAGCCATCTGACCCAGAATAATAGTCAGATGCTTTAAGAAATCTTTTTTCAGCTCCCTCTACTTGTGAAGGGAGTAAATTTATGTCATCTGGTGACAACATGATGTTTCCTGCAGAAACCTCTGCTTCTTTATTCATTATGTCCTGAAGGTCCGTTGCTGTTTGTGCAAAGTCCTTCGCTTTAAGTGCCTGATATCCCCCAGAGTAGGATCTTATTTCTGAGTCTTCAGTCTGACCAAATAATCCTAAAGTTGCATTTCCTATAATTCTTTGAAAACTTAACCCGTCCGTATAATCCATTACTGCAAACGGAAAAGCAAAAAGTAATTCTCCTATCGCTGCAACTCCAGTTTTACTTAATCCGCTTACTCCTTTTCTAACTATGTTTCTAGCATTTTTAAATTTGTTTATTGCAGCTGGATTTTTATCTGCTGCAAGTTTTGCTTGTCTTGTAATGTCCTCTGCATAGTCTGCAGGGTTATCACATAAAGCAAGTCCTCCTTTATCAAACTTACATTTAAAACCAGCCTTGTTTAAATTTTGTGCAATTTTTTTTATTTGTGATTCTGGAACAGTTTTTGATTGTGATTCAAATACAGCCTTTCTGTTTAATTCTATTATTTGT